TCATTTATCTCCGACCGGAAACCTCTTATACAAAGTCGATATGCCAACATCATAGATGATCGCCACCTTCTGGCGAGGAACTCCTGATGCAATTAATCGTCCGGCCTGTGCCCATTGTTCTGGTGTAAGTTTGGGACGTCGTCCACCAATTCGTCCCTGTGCGCGAGCAGCTTCCAGGCCAGCTTTTGTTCGTTCAACAATCAGTTCTCGTTCCATTTCAGCCAGGGCACCCATCACATGAAAGAAAAAGCGCCCCATTGGGGTACTGGTATCAATTGAATCCGTCAGACTACGAAAGTTGATGCCTCGTTCGCGCAACTCCTCCACCAGCACGACAAGATGCCGCATACTACGCCCCAGCCGATCCAGCTTCCAGACAACCAGAGTGTCACCTGCCGATAATGTCCTGAGCAGTTTTTTCAGTCCCGGCCTTTCGGACTTTGTACCGCTTATCTTGTCTTCAAAAATCAGCTCACATCCTGCGCACTCCAGCGCGTTACGCTGCAATTCCGTGTTCTGGTCATTTGTTGACACGCGGACATAGCCAATAAGCATGACGGATCCCCTGAATAAAAACCGGAGATGATGCCAGTTAGCCGCTATCTCTGCATTTTCTTAAACGTTGATTTGGGAGAAGCGGCGAAAAGGGATGTAGGCACAGGAGAAAATCAGATACCGGATATGTCAGCCTGGAAAAGAAATCCGAGTTCTAATCGCTGGAGAAAATTGCCTGATGGAACCATCATTCAAATGGGAATATCAGCATCAGGGCCATTAGGCTCACCTGTAAATATCACCCTGCCGATATCTTTCAGCAATACCAATTATTGTGTTGTTGCATCGTACGATAATGCACGGTCAGGTGTGTCAACAATGGTTAGTTTTGCAGCGTTACCTGTTTCACCATCGCAATTTTCCCTGATGTCATCTGTGACTGAGCAAGGAATAAATCCTTTTGCTTACTGGATTGCTTTTGGAGATTAATAAATGGACAGATACTTCTATTCACAAAAAGAAAATGGTTTTTTTACCGATTTAAATAAAGCACCTTCAGATGTTGTTGAGATAACCACGGATGAATGGCTGTTACTACTGGATGGTCAGGATAATGGCATGAAAATAGTCAGCAATCAGGAGGGATATCCGGTTTTGACAGAGCAACCACCTTTATCAAAAGAAAACCTTATTGCATTGGCGGATTTGAAAAAAAGAAAACTTATTAATGAAGCCAACGAGCACATGAACAGCAGACAATGGCCTGGTAAAGCGGCTATTGGTCGTCTGAAAAGTGAGGAACTGGCGCAATATAATTTGTGGCTGGATTATCTGGACGCACTGGAACTGGTTGATACCTCCAGTGCTCCAGATATTGAATGGCCTACGCCTCCGGAAGTTCAGGCCAGATGACATCCGGCGCAGTGCTGGTATCTGTTGCCGTCACTGCGTCAATGTAATCCAGCACAGCGTTAAGTCGGGTGGTTTCTGCCTGCGTCAGATTCCGTCCGGCCTGTAATTTCAGTTGAATCAGACTAATGGAGGCCATAGCTGCATCAATCAGCGACTGGCGCTGTGCTTCCGCCGCTTCTACTGCGGCACCGTGTTGTGCCTCAGTATCCGTCACCCATTTTTCACCATCCCATTTATCGTATGGCGTTAACGGTGAAAGCGTGACATAACCGTCTTTGATGGCACCGATATAATCCACTGTAACAGCTGCGCCATTTTCGGTTGAGTAAACAGTCTCATTGCGATGGTCCTCTTCATGGCTCCATCCCTTACCTGTAAATACTGCCACTCTTCCCGGAATGTTTTCGCCAGGGTCAATACCAGTGGAACAGGCGGGCATACTTACGCCAGTATTAATATATTCATCAGACCAGCCCGTATACTCAGATGTTTCAGCATCATAATAAAAACAACGCATATCGCCCGGCACTGTAGCCAGCCCATTTTTATCAAAAACAGGTTTCATTATTTAGCCCTCACCAGAAAGTTAAATGCAATATTTCGCGGTCTGACAGCAACAAAATTCACACCATCACCCACAGAGTTACTGGTGAAATTAAATCGTGAAAATCCTGGCTGATTTCCGGCGATGCCATCATGAAAGTTAATTGCGTGTCCCGCACCTCCGCCTATATTCCCGGCAAACTGAGAAAAGCTTGTAGCTTCCTGCCAGCTTAATAATTCGCGACCACCATCTGCACCTCGCCCGTCATCCCAGATACGAATGAAATCACCGCGGGCTTCAGGTAATACCAGCGAAGGAAACACTTTCGCCAGCACAGGGTAATCAGAGGCAGAAAATTTCGCCCCGTTGAACTTCAAAAACACCATACCGGACCAGCTGTCGATTACAGTATTTGGCATTGCCGCGGAGGGCCAGAAGAACGGAACGCCAATAGCTGGGGCACCTTCTCCCAAACCAAGGTTTTCGAGAGCCGTTTTCACCGTGCCGTCCGATTTGATATCACCAAACGGATTCTTGCGGCTCAGGTATTCAACAGCAAACCCCGATCCCAGCAATTCAACAAAACCGGGCAGATCACCATTATCAAGCACATCCCGTTGCGTTTTATCACTTACAAACTGGGCCAGAGCTGCAGCAATAAAGCTGGCCTGCCGAATAACCTTATTGACTTGCGCACTGGAGGCTTTCCCTGCTGTAAATCCAGACAAAAGCGCAGGCAACTCTTCCCATTCCTCCTGCGACATAACATTGGCATTTTTACCCGTTGCGAATGCTTTAAAGTCATTTTTTGCCATCAGAGTAATACTCCCCATGCCCCTAGATCAAAACCACTGATAAATTCGTTATCCATATCAAAACCAAAAAATTTTGAACCTTCCGATGGGGTTTCCACCGAAGGTGTTTCAATTCCACCCGCCCACACCCCGGCGGCTTTTACTGTGAGATATCCCTGTTTAATTGCAGCAATTAACTCACGCGATACATCTGAAATATCAGTATCAGGAAAGACCCAGACCGATATCGTCATGTCCTGGTTATCGACAATCTGCATTCGCAGTCCGGATCCTGCTGTTGCAGCGTCAAGGATTGCCGGAAGCGAATCATTCCGTCCGTCCCAGTTATTAATCGCAATCTTCGCTTTAAGAATGACACGATAAGTTTCATCGCTGAGATACATGTATCCTGAATCAGGATCATATGGCCCCTGCCATACCCCCTGATCATATCCAAGCCCGTCGGTATCCCAGCTGAAATAGACACCTGAGATAGGCTGGCTGACAACACGGCTACGTCCGATCCACAATCCCAGAATGTCAAGTTGCACACCAACCGCAGAGTCAATATCAAATGCAGTAATCAGCCCTCTGGTGGCCGCCGCAACATCAATAAGCGGCCGGGTCATCAGATCAACATGTGCAAGAAATTTAGGTTTGGTGGCGTGGTAGTTCGTGATTAGTTCGGTGTATTTGCTCATGACTCCACCGTTATAACGATATTTTCCGGGGTACAGGACGCAGATTCGTTGTATCTGATATCAATGTTTGATGACGACAAAGCCCCCGGGGATTTCCCAATCGTCAGTTCCTGAATATCGTAATAGCGTGCATTCCCGCCACTCACCACGCCAAGATTCGCCGGTGAGTAAATGCGACTTAAAAGGACCGAATCACCAATCATCAGACTATTGATATAGTCGGAAATAGCCTGCTGGATCTGCTGCCCTATCTGTGAGGTATAACCCGTAAAAACTTTTAATTTAATCCGGGCATAAACAGGTACATCACTGGAACGCGAGAATTTGATTACATGGGGATTGCCGTATTTATCCGGAACCGTAACGGATGTTGTACCGTGAGTGGCAGTCCCCTGGCCTTTATTCCCCCTGATAGCCTGAGCAATATCCGTCACATCACCGCCATCCACAATTACAGCAACAGAGTGTGGCGGTAATCCGTTACCGTCCTCCGAACCAGTATCGTTTTCATAGAGTTTGTGGCGGGTTACACCGATAACATTAGAAACAGCACCATCCAGTGCTTCAAATGGGGTTAATGATGGCAACGCAACACTTTGCGACTGGCGGATACGTAACTCAGCGTCAGTTTCTGCCGGAGTGCCCACAGTAGCCGCAGCAGGATTAGTTACCGAAACCCAGCCACGGGTTGGCGTATTAATTTCAGTGATAGTTCCAGCCAGCGCCGCCACTGCACCACTGACGGAACATGTTGCGGTCACCATCACTGTACCATCCACGCCGACCACCACTGAAGCAGGCAAACGCCATATCACATTATTACTGTCTTTCACGCTGCCATTAATGATGGTTGTTCCGGCAGTTCCTGTAAGAAGCAAATCAACCGTAGAATTCGTCGCGCCTTTACGTGAAATACCATTTATTTTCACGTTACTGGTCAGTGCGGCTCCATAGCCGGTTGCTGGTGAAAAACAGTTGTAGACAGTTATCGCCATATTATTGGCATCATGAATCGCCAGCGCCATCAGAGCCACCATCTGGCCGTCTTTGCTGTCCGGTTCGAGGTAGGCATCACTGCCATAAATCTGCTGAAAATAGCTAATCAGGGTGCTGAGTATCGTCTGATAATCAGGCGCACTGATCCCCTCCGCGGTTACCTTTGCAGATAAACCGAGAGAATCAAGGTTCAGAGCCATTACGCCTCCGATGTAACAGTCGTTATTCCATAAAGAGTGTCGATTTCAGCGGAAAACATGACACGTCGGGTCGTGGTATCCACCGTCGTATTGAAAGAGAGGATTGATTTAACGCCCCGCGTTTCGAGGATGCGCTTACGGATCGCCAGGTTGTAGGTTTCCGGCTTCTGCTTACCGAGTACGGACTGGGTCCACGGAGTCCCCTCGGTGGTGTCGAGAAACCATTGCCCATACCACAATTCGAATCGCGTTTTTACCGCCTGCGCCACGGCCTCCGGTGAGTTAATCAGCCAGGTGTCATCACCGCTGCCAAAGGTGTAATCGCCATCGGCGTCTTCACGTCTGTATCGCATCAGTTTACCCCATCGGTATTGCTTCCACCGCGCTGAACACCGCCATGAGTGTGCGTATCATCGATTGGCTTGCCGTTAGCCTTAACGCTCCCCAAGAACTCAACAGCACCAGTGATTTTTGAAGCCACACCAGAAACAACAGACCCCACCATGCCCCCCATCCAGGTTAACAGGCCATGAATGGTTACTTTCTCAGAAAAATCAGCCAGAGGGGCAACCACATCAAGACCACCCGGAGCGACAATTTTAATTTTCCTGGTGTCAGGATTAAGCTCAAAATAGGTGCTGCCGTCGTCACTACGCAACTGTGTGGCACTGGTATTAATACCGCTAATCTTCCTCGCCTGCGACTGGGGACCGACAATACAAAACGCATCCGATAAATCATGCATTCTGTCATCGACCGGCTCCTGTATCCCGCCACTCTGCCACCAGAAATCAATACAACGATCGGCAAAAACGACAAGACACTCATCCCCGGCTTTTACCGGAAAAGTCAACGTACAGCCTCCGCCGCGCGGGAATACCACTGGTACATCCACCAGCAGGGGTAATGTCGTCGACTGGTTGATTCCATTTGAGTCCGGCTCATAGCCTTTAATCGCAGGTTGAACAACCACTGTTACCGTGTCCGGATCAAATGACTGGACGATGCCGGGCATAGAAACACGCAGCGCCGACATGACAGAGCCAGCAAGTCTTACATCGGCCTGTTCTTTGCTACCAAGTTGAGCGCTTAAAGAAACGGGCATTCATATGTCTCCAGAAAGTAAAAAACCCGCCGGGTGGCGGGTTCATTATTGAAGTTTCATTACTGCTTGTTTGCTTCTAACGCTTCAGCTATTCGGCGAAGATACTCATTGTTTTTAAATGAAACCATGATGCACTCAAAGAATATTCGGCAAAATACAGCACATAACAAAAGCACTAAAGCGCCAGCAGCCTTCCCATTAACAAACGTTATAATGGCGGCAACAACCAGAAGTAACATTGTGATGCCATACAGAACGTTGATGATTTTTGGAGTTATTAATTTATCAAATCCGAACATGTGACAAATTCCTTATCGTGAAAGTAGAAGTATCACATTATAATTACGAGTGATTAATCAACAATCTTTTTGCATGGAAAGGAACCGATGATTTTCGGTGCATCCATGCTGTTCTGCAGAAGCTGGACGCCAATGTAATTCACTTCACCTTCCGGCAATCATACGTCCAGAACTCCCGAGGCTCGTCCATATTTTTGCGGATAACTTCAACGTTGAGGATCGCTTTTTTGTTTCGTTTGATGTAGTCCATACCTAACCAACGTCCAGTATTAGGATCAGGTAACATCCATTGCATCATGACATTATCGAAATCGTCTTTTTGTTTCAAAAAGGTCATTTTTTGTGTTTCTGGCTTTTGACCATTGATGTGCATGAGGCCATCATTACCAGCATCAAAGCGGAATGGTCCGCACTGCGTTGCCGCCGAAACTGTTAACGGCAGGGCCAAGAATAAACAAAAAAATACTTTTTTCACTCTACATCTCCGACTTTGTCCAAAGTGCCTTTTGCCAATAGTTCTTTGCCACCTTTAGCCAGGCAAAGCAGGTCCATATACCACGCCTGCCCTCGGGTGTCGCCAGTATAATCAATGCTGCCCACAATGTAATCACCGTCAGTATTAATGCTGGCAGGCTGTGACATGCCTGGCAGACCGTTAACGTAGAGATTACCGTCGCTTTCAGACTCATCCAGTCGTGCTGGCGATTTCGCTACCTGGTCATTACTCAAAGAGGCACGGTATACAGATGCCTGATCCAGACGAATAAGCCCACCGAGCTTAATATTTGGATTAATCAGACATCTGACATTTACGCCAGCTCCCATCGTCTGCTGTGGCATACCGATAAGCCCGGTGTTAGCATTCAACACCGTAGCAACACCAATATATTTATCTTCAGGAACAATATTTACCAGATTATTTTCATACCACCAGTTAGCCTTACACTGCCCTGCGATATGATTCATCAACCTTGATGTGTTTTGATAAACAACGCGACCCCGGGGAAATACCGTTTCAGGCATGTCAGAAACTGCGCCGGATTCGATGCCATATGGTTCGAATGATTTCATACCCAGACTGAAAAGATCTCTGTACTTCCAGCCAGCTGCCACTGTGGTTTTCACACTTGCGTTCAGGTGGCCTTCCCAGCTGTCAATACACTGCAACATGATCCAACTGTCTGTGGCATTATCTTTACCAGTGACAGTAAAACGGATATCTCCATTGAATATCATACCAACGTTTTCATCAGGATAATTACCTGCTGCATCCGGTTGCCCCTTGTATCCGGCAATAACCTGTATACGCGAAAACTCCTTCTGCATAATCCGGTTCTGAGTGGTAGGAGACAGGTTATAAACCTTAAAATTTCCAACGAATCCATTAAATATGGTCGCAGGCATTTTCTGAATATTGAAAGTGACTTTAAGCTCAGAAATTTTTATCCCGTCGCCCTTATCATCAACAAGCAATAATTCAAAGTGACGCATCCAGTTTTTCGACATTGTTACTCCGTGAAAACATAGAGGTGTGAGAGCGTTCCAAGATCGAATTGCGTCGGATTCTCCTGCCCTGCCACGTCGCAGAGCACCACCAGAGAAAAACCCAGATCCATATATCGATACTGTGCCAGCAGGTCAGCCCCCGTAATCATCGGTATACCTGATATAATGGCGGAGCCATTGCTGTCAGCAAGATCCAGAACCCAGTACTCGCCTCGCCAGATGACAGACAGGTGATAAACCGAACCGTTAATTGTGGTGGCAAAAGTCTGATTGTCAGCAACCAGTGGGATTTCTACGGCTTTCATGAATCACCTTCCCAGAAATAAATTGCTCAAATACCCATCAACAGTGGAGATACCTTCTTGCGCCATCTGTGGCAGCGATTTCAGAATGGAATTATTCGGCGGCACCGTTGTTTTGGTGCCTGTATTCTGCACAGCAGACGTTCCGACTCCCTCGGTCATATTGTTTTTCGGGGCTACCCTGACTGACTGCGTGGAGGTAATAATTACTTCCCTGAGGGTAAGTGTCGCCAGAAGCACATTTTCACTACTCTTATCGGTCGTGACCTCCAGCGTTTTTATCAACATATTGTTGTAAATACGCTTGCCGGTTGTCACATCGAAAGGAATACGATTCCGCTGCAGGTTAAGCAGTTCCTGATACAGTTCTTTCGGGCTCAGCCCCAGTAAACTGGTAGCCGTCAGGTTACTGGCAAAATCAAGCAGCGATCCGCCTCCGGAAAAACCGGTTTCCATCACAACCTCAGAAGGGCGCCTGAATGCGTGTTCTGATATGTAACCAGCGTCCTCACCACTGGCACCAGCATTCGTGGGCTGTTCAACCGGATGTTCCGTAATTTCCAGGGCGTCAGTGTGCTTTTCGGTAATAACCACATCAGGAATAATGATTCCTATTGAGCGGGTTCGCTGCTGCAGTAAAACAGATAAAAAGTCCATTACGCAGGTCCTTTCAATTGCTGTACCGCCCTGGCATTTACAGCCCCCTGCTTGTCAGCGATCAGATTAGCCGCCTCCTGAGGGTTGTTAACTCCATGAACATTTATAACAGTCTGCTGGTTAAGGCTGCCAGCGGCGGCCTGATACGCCAGCGGGCTGTTCCAGTTTGAATAACCTTCTTTGCGCGCCATCGACTGCATCAATGCTCCCATAGTCTGGGGATCTGTAAGATTCAATATTGCATTCGGTGATACTCCCATCCATTTCGCAACATCCTGTGCATACTTTTTCGGATCGTTGTTATCACCTGCCGGGGCCCAGGTACTGACAATATCCTGAATAGTCTGTAATGCCCGTCCGGTTGTTTTCCCGGTAAAGTAACGCATGAGCTGGTTTTTCATCGCCTCCCAGCCCTCAAGCGCTGATTCGAAAAACCGGAACCCTTTACCGCTCACCGGGCGAATGTTCCCGGGGTTATTGTTACGATCAGCAAGAGTGCCGCCGCCGGGGATGTCGGGCTGGACGTTGGAGCCATGCACTACACCGTTACTCTGTCCCTGCCGGATAACTTTACCGGGTCCCCCGTGCAACCAGTCCATCCACGCAGGCCATTCACGGACCTCACTGACATCCCTGCGTCCGATATCTGTTTTTATACCAATAGCAGCCAGCGTGTCGCCGATAATTCGCTTCGTATACCTCAGTGAAGATTTTGCGCTATCGGCAATATTTTCTCTGTCACTAACAATATAACCCGCGTAAAGCGCCCACAATTTAAGCCAGGGTGGGATCGGCAAACCTGATATTTTTCCGAAAGCCCCCAGAACCTTGGATATCCAGACACCCGCGATGAATGTACCGAGGATTTCCAATGATTTTTGCCATCCCCCCACGCTGTCTTTCAGCTCGAGTAATTTGTCGCGGAACCAGGTGATCGCATCCTTCGCTTTATCTATTGCCGGTTGCCATTTTTCCCAGTCGATAAGGCTGTTACCGCCTTCTTTCCATGTTTTGTAGTCTTCCCACAAGAGACCGAGAGCCACGATCAGACCGGTAATCAGCCCTATAGGTGACATCCAGAAAGTAGAGTTAAGTATCCGCATGGCGACAACCAGACCGCCGATAACCTCTATCAGGGTTTTCGTTTCGGCATCCAGTTTCCCCCACCACTCGATGATATCTCCGACACCATCGACTATCCGAAATGCTACCCGCCCGACTCTCTCACCCAGCCAGAGGATCCCCTTTATGACCTTTGTGATGGTGACTTCAATTTTGGGAAAATTTTCAATTATCTTTTTGCGCAGGTTATCAATCTGCCCCGCCAGTCCGTCCGCAAGATTCGATCCGATTTTGTCCCGCGCCATCCCGGCCATTTCACCGAGCGATTTCAGCGAGGTCATAAACCGGTTTGACGATAAGGCAGCCTGATCGGCATTAAATCCGATCGCTTTCACCATTTCTGAATACTGAGCGCTGAACTGCCCCACTCCGCGACGCATAGCCATCAGGGTATTTTCGTCAATGCCCAGCATCTGCGCATACTGGTTAGCCCGGTAATACGGCATGCTGCTGAGTTTCTGTCCAACGCCCGTAAAAATAGCGGCCATGTCACGCATGTTACCGCTGGCATCACGGGTCTGTACGCCCAGGCGATTCAGAAAGCCTTCTGCACCGGGATTGTTACGAATAAACCGGGAGAGGCTTTCCAGAGAAGATCGCGCAGCGTCCACGCTGCCGCCAACCTGCGAAACCGCATAGCCAATAGACTGAATTCCCTGGACTGTCGCGCCGGTGCGCTGTGACGCCCAGTAAAGATTATCCAGGCCGGAGGCGATCTTAGCCGTGAAGGCCACCACGGACAGCGCAGCTCCTTCAACAGCCAGCCCCATTTTGATGACATTTGCAGTTGTACCGGCGAGGACAGAACCGAACTTTTTCGCTCCTGCATCATCCACACTGAAGCCAAGCGAGACGAGGAAATCTTTAATAGTTTCAGCGTTCATTATCCTCTCTCCATTTCTCAATGCGTCGCTGGTTATCCGCTTTTACCGCCAGATGGTCATTCAAGAGAGCAATGTCATACAAATCGACAGAGCCATCTTTAAGTGCTGTATAAGGAATTAACCCGGCGTCAACCGGATTGAGAAGGTAGGACAGCCCGTCCGGCAGGCTGTTAAACGTCAGCCCTGTTGCAGGCTCTGCGTCGTGCTGGTAAGGGGTGTAGGCAAAAAATTTCCCAGCGAATCGGCGACCACCCGCGCCACCAGCTGCAGCATGACCAGCAAGTCAATATCATCAAACATCAGTTCGCCCTGGGTAAATACCGGCACCCATCTGTCCATATGACGCCGCGATACCACCGCAAGACAGGGATGAATAATTGCATCGGTGTCATCTTCGGTCAGGGAAGACAGTTCCTCAGCGATACGCGGGAGCATGGTTTCAAACACCGGTTTTAACTGTTCGAATTTCACGGTGTCGATTTTGCCGTCAGCAGGCAAACGGGAGCGAATACTCCCGAAATCTGACATCATTCCTGCCAGCACCGGCAGAAGTTTGCGGGTCACTTTCAGCTGGTCAAAAACGCTGAGTTTTGCCGTGCGATATTTCACGCCTTTAATTTCGAATTCCATGCATTAAAACTCCCCGAGAACCTGGTCAATCTTGCCGCAGTCAAACACCCACGGCATCGTATTACCGGTTTTAGCGTTGGCGTTATCCGGTTGTTTCTGGAACGCAACACTGCGTGCCGTGATGATGTCGCCGCTGACCTTGTTGCGGATCACGATAACGTTATTCCCCCATGTGGCAGAAGACTGGCTCTGTGCGTTATACGCCAGCGACAATTTTTTATTTGTCGGTGATGTCTTCAGAAGGTTAACGGTAATCGTCCCGCTTTTATCTGCATGGAGACTGTGCATCACTTCGCCATCAGCACCGATGGTCATGGTGTTTTTAGGACCGCCCATCGCAACCACAATCCCCTCTTCAGAACTTGCCGAACCGTACCCGAGGTCAATCGAACCTGTCGGCCCGGTCAGCGTCGCAGTGACATCCATAAAAGAATAGGTAGACATTCACTTCCCCTTAGCGAACAACGTTAATCTGTACGTCAGCGTAATGAACCGCGCCTGCAAGTTTTATTGCAGCCTGAATCACCGGAGCCTTACGGGCTTCACGTTCTGATTGAGCCTGTTCATCCAGCGGCTGGGCGTATACGTAATAACCTTTGGGCAGTGTGTCACCTGATGACAACTGACCAAGGTCGCCCCCGTTCCATACGCCCGGAGCAATCAGTCCATTCTGAACGGCCTGATCCAGTGATTTTTCAACATTTGATAACAGTCGGGTAATACCGGCTTCAGTCTGGGGAACTTTCGTGGTGCTGGTATAAAGCAGGTTATAGAGGTTGGTCTGCACATAATTCTGTAACCAGTCCAGGCCGTGGCGTTCATCAAAGAAATCGCCGTTAGCCATCACTCCCTGCTGGAGGATGGCCGTATCATTCTGGTAGTACACGAATACATTGCAGTTTTTTGCATCAAGTGCCGATGCCTGGCTGACTGTCAGTGTTTCATACCCGACACCCGGCTCCTGCTTAAACTTGAGCGTAATCGCGGTATTACTGCCATTGAAATTAACCGTGAATGCCCGGCCAAATGCAGATAACGCAGCGTATTTATTACCCGCTGAATACTGAATAAAACTGCGTGAATATCCGGCGGTTTTCAGTTTTGATGCCAAATCATCTCTGGATGCAGTCTGCAGGCATTTCTCATCGCTTGTCGTAATCGCCAGAATACGGCTTACAGAAGAGGATTCGATCGCCGCAGCCACTTTCAGCCAGTCTGCATCCGGAATATCTTCATCGTCTGCAATCCCCAGTCCATACCATGAAGTATAATCAAGCATGGCATTCACAGCCTGCTCCAGCGTCTCAAGCGTGGCCTGTTCGCTGTCTCCCTTCGTTTTCACCCAACGACCGACAAAAACCTCCTGAGGTTTCGGTGATTGTGAGAAAAACACCTGCGCAGCTTTATATTCTGGTGATTCCACGCCAAAATCTTTTCCAATATCTTCCGCGGCAGAATAACGACGAATGCGCTCACTTACCGGAATGATTGTGGACGGGCCGAGAATGAGTAATGCACCAAAATTTCGCCCTGATGCTGCACGCGGCGACATGATCACATCAACATTAACAACGTTTGATACAGGCAAGCCCTGTGCCATAGCTTAATCTCCGAAAAAGATGACTGGTGCTTCCACCAGCGATTTAATACCGTACTCGCGCACAACCTTCCGGCGCAGGCACACCGTCATATCGTAGCGGCGGACCCATTGCTGATTAATAAGTTCAGGGAAGGGAGTCAGACCTGTGTAATCGCCAAGAGACAGCCCCAGCGCATTCAGTGCTGCATTGTTCTGCGGCACAGATATACCGTCACGAAACCGGGACGCATACACCATCCCCGCCGGTCCATAAAACGAAGCCATACACTCAATCGTTTCATGCCGCCAGAGCTGAGAGCCATCATCGGTCTGTCTGGTGAATGCCGGACTGTCATCACCTGACCATCCGATAACCCCAAACGCACACCAGTTCGTTTCAACCGGTAGCAGTGGCGGCTGCTCTTTCTGCCAGCGCGGGCGAACCATCCCGGCAGACAGACCGGAAACGTTACGCATCCACTGGCTTAACAGCCTGTCGAGTGCTTCGTCATAATCCGGATCGCCACTGGTTGGTATTAACCATCCGCGCTCTGTACTGGTGTTATTGCTCAACCGGAGTTCCTCCATCAAACGGCATCAACTCACAATGCGCCTGAACGAATCCGGCCCCATAAGCTGTATACGGGTCGACGAAGGTCACACGATAATCACGGCCCTGATACGTCACGATATCGGCATCACGGCCAGTCTGTCCCTGCGTCAGTCGCTCAGTCGTCACAATCAGAATTGCACCGCTGATTACCTGCCCTGCCTGCATACGGCGGTTTTCCAGAGAGCGATCAACAGTTACGACTCCGGCAAACTGCTTTTTAACTTCACTGTCGCTGCCGATCCCGTCCTCATCCACCGTTTGCACTCGGCGTGTTACCCACAAATTGAAGTCGCAAAAATCGGGGTCAAAAAGCACATCTGTTACATCAAGAGTCGGCATCTTTATCCCTCACTACATGGGTAATAGCTCTGCGATATTGCCCGGTGTCAATTAATGGTTTCGCCAGATCGGTTCCGGGAGATTCGCCAGCAACACGCCGGGCAAGTTCCAGTGTTGCCCCCTTGCGCCCCCGACGAGCCCGGGCTTCAACAGTGCTGTCAGCAAGCGGCGTAAAGCCGGTAATAGTCATGTAACGCCTGACGCCATTAGCAGCCAGCGTTCCGGCACGGTTGAGTGCGCGTTCTGCTCCCGCAGCATTACCATCAAGAGCAGCCTGTGCCGCGGTTTTGAGCTGCGGCACCGTCTGCTCTTCTGCCGATTTAACGCCGGGGACCAGGTGAGGTCGTGGCGGGATGTTCTGCTCTGGTGAGCCGTATTCGTTGAGGTAACCGATGCCCGCATTACCAAACGGAACATCATCCCGCCCGCTGTCTTCCGAAGGGATGCCGACCAGCACATCTTTTTTGGTTAACGACCTGAGCGCATCCAGAATGGCCTTAGCGTTATCCACCCTCGTTGTTACACCACTTTTGAAACTCATAGCTGGCGACCGCCTGCACCGAACATCGTGATCAACTGATAAAATTCAGCGCCATATCGGGTGTTATTCCAGAAACCTGCATCAGGATTCAGCGTCGCGCTGGTGTCATAGCTGACGCTTACCTTGTCAACGGACTTTGAGGACTGAACACCATTGGTTGAACCGCCCGGACCACCAGCCAGCATCGCTCTGCTGTCTGCCGCCCAGAGCGTCATGTAGTGCGCAACGAACAATCCGGCAAAGTACGGAAACAACTTTTTGCCGGTGACGTTTTCACTCAGCAGTTCATCGGCCAGATTCAGACGGAACCCGATTTGGGCGTCGGGATATTTTGCCGGGTCAGCAAACTGCGGGAAGTCGCGGCGAAAATCACTTACCGCTGGCAGACTTTGATTCTTTGGCATCTTTAGCCCCATTACCGCCAGTCCGGGCGGCAGTAATCTGCGCCTGCAGGCTGTCGTTCTGCTCCTGCAGTTTGAGCAATGCATCTTTCAGATCGGCAATCAGCTTATCTTTGTCGGCAATCTGCGCTTGCAGGCCGTCGATAATGGGTTGCAGATCATCGGTGTCGCTAATCACGCTTTCGGAAAGCTCAGAGTGCGCCTGGGTGAACCAGTGCGACGCGACCTCTTCCGGTACGTTATGCCGTCCCCGGCCAAACTCCTGTTTTGACTGATCGCCGAGCGTCAGCGTAAACGGGGTGTGAACATGGATGGTAACCAGTTTTTCTTTCGCCATTTCAGTTTCCTTCAGGCCCCTTTCGGGGCCATTCTGGTTATCAGATACCGTCCACATAGGACAGAGTTTCTTTATACACTGGCTCAACCGCACCCAGCTTGCCGTAGTAAGTGACGATCTGATACAGACCGCGATACTGCACCGGCACGCTCTGAAGCGGAACCAGCGGGTAGCGGACGTATTTTTTATCGTTGGTGTACGCAACCATGCGATCCTTTTTCCCCACACCACGGCCTTTCAGCCATTTAACCGCGCGGATATTCAGCGGAACACCGTTCTGGTGATAGCTGATGGTGTTGGTCTGAAGATACGTCAACAGGGACTGGTTACCCGCAGATGAAACGATGATGCTGGACAACAGAGCAAACTGCTCAGGCGGGATCAGCAAATCACGCGGAACCACAGAGTAACCGGAAGCGGCCCACGCATCAGACAGCACCTGGTTAATGCTTGCGCGGATTTCGTCCGGTGTTGAAGTTGCCCACGTTTTGGCAGCGTTGTTGACAGGCACGCCGTCCAGGGTAACAAGGCCTTTCAGGTTTAATGCGGAATCGCCAACATATACCTGTTCATCGTTATCCATCTGCCATTTCAGTTGCATACCGTCATACTTCTGCGTATCAATCGGGCGGCCGACCTGCTGAGCAGCCTGCAATTCTATGACCGTCCAGCCAAGTTCCATCCCCCACAGGTTCAGCGGGTTACCGGATTTGCCGGTATCCACGTTTACGCCAGCAATAGCGGTTGAGTCTTTGCCTACCCAGTTTTTGCCATTCGGATTTGCACCAGTACCCGCAGCGGCGAAGCTGGTATTCGTCCAGCTGGAAATGTCATCTGCGATAGAGACATCTTCACGCAACTGAATATCGCGGGTCCAGGTGTACCCCACCAGTGGCAGGTTCAGCGTCTGGTCGAGTCGCTCCAGCTCCCCGATGAGAAAGGCACCAGAGCTGTCAACGGTTGCCTGATCAAAAGTAATCATTCGTCTGTTCCTTAAATCTTCCAGGAAATTTCTGCATTGCCGTCAGCATCACCGGCACCTGTGAATTCAGCGTTGGTCAGCACCACATTTTTGCCACTGACTGACGTGGACATGAATCCACCCAGCGGCACTTTGATGGATTCATCAGTGGAGACGACAACGTATACCGGGTCGCCTTTTTTGATGGTGCTGGCATCAAAATCAGAACCGAGATTAACAGTCACGTAGCCACGCTTCATGGCGTCGCCCGGGAAGTTCTTGCCACTCCCCACCTGGCGAACCATGTCCGGCTGCGAAGTGGTCGGATAAGGGCGCACGTAGATCCCCTTCACCTTGTCTGCGGTATCACCATCTGCCAGCGGCACGAAAAAACCGTCATCATCGTATTTACCAGCCAGCCCATAGGCAGCGAAGGCGTTATCGGATTTAAGGACCACCAGTTCGACGGTTAAGTCCTGCGGGCGAGAGACAGCCCCGGCAATGCCAACAGGCATCCGGTACAGAAATACATTATTCATTTTTTACCCTTTACGGTTTGCCCAGAATTCAGCGTTTTGTTTGTTCAGGGAAGCGATACTGGTCATGCCCATGTTTGGGCGCTGTGCATCGCCGGTGGTAGCGCGGGTGTTTCGCCCTTTGGCAATCTCAGACACGGCATTAAACGCCATGTCGACCGATTGTTTCGGCAATTTGCGGATATCCGCATCACCGACTATCTGGCGAACCAGCGTTTTGTCAGCAGAAGACAGAACCTCGCGTTTGAACGCGGTCGGTTTCATCTTACGGCTCAGATCGATACCCGGAACGATAACTTCAGCACGCCAGGCTGAGTCACCAGTAATCGTGGTTTCCTCTTCATCGTCCTCGCCGTCACCGGTCGGATTATCGTCAGGCTTATTGTCGTTATCGCCCGTGGCATTTCCGTCCAGCTTAGCCAGCAGGGCTTTCAGTAATGTTTTGAGGTCATCATCACTGTCGCCGGTTGGACCTCCACCCATCTCTGGTGCTTTGTCCGGTAGTGGTTGCTGCGGGGACAGGTTGATGTTGAGATTAACGCCCTGCGGCAAATCCCCCTCATCTCCTGTAACCGATGCGGGAGCCGACTCCACCAGTTCGTTCATGGTGTCGGCATCTCCTGTCTTGATGGCTGCACGCATGCGGTTCCACCAGCTTTTCTTTTGATTTGCCATTGTGTCTCTGTCTCCAATTGCACAACGATTTCCGGCTCTGCCTTTAGGGACAAGAGCCACATGGTTTCCAGTAATATCGACCTGCTCGGCTTTACCTGGCTCGGTCTGCTCATACTCCGCGTCATAGCCGCACGACACTTCGCGCAGGCCATCTTCGATAAGCTGAATGGCGCTTTCGTCTTTGACGATAATGTCAGCCAGCATCAAATCAGACTGCTCACCCGTCCCGCGCCGGACATTCTGGAGGTGCCCGACAGCAAGCTCTTTCCAGTTCTCGGGATTTACCAGCCGCACATTCCCGTTTTCATCTTCAGGATGCAGGATCGTGATGCTCATCCCTTCGAATGAGGCAAGCGTGGCCGGATGGAATACCTGCTCAGGAGAACGCGTGACGACTATTTCACCGAACTTATCGGGTTTCAGTTTTGGCAGATCATCAGCACCATAGAGCTGCTTACCTGTTCGTCCTATCGGCACGTCTTTGCACAGCAACGAGCCGTCAGCCAGCTGGTAGCGGGTTTCTCCCAGCCGGGTATTGAAAAAATATTTCATGGGTTACCTGCGATTCAGGCGGGATAAGATTGGGAGGTGGGAAAAACGATTTCTTTATAACAGCGACAATTCGGGAGCTCGCCAGCGTGACCGGTCATGCCATCAAGCGTTGGAGGTTTGCCCCATTCGACAAATTTACCTTCCATTTCCCGATGAGAATGCCTGACGTCACCATCTTCGGCTGTACGCCAGATATAACCATTCGAACCAATTGACAGCGCACGCGCCTGATCCAGCGCGCCGGTTGCACGTCCAAGTTCAGTACGGGCAATCAGGTCAGCTCTGGACTTTGCTATATCACCCGATGCGGCTATTTCTTTAGCAAAATGTTCCGCTCTCCCACCGGTAACAACAGCTTCTATCGCCCGATTCTGGATGTCGTACACCCTGTCAGCCGCCTCGAGGGGGAGCGATTTGATGAACTTAACCTGTTCAGCAACGATGGATTTCATCACCTGTCCTGGGGGGGCACTGTTTACCAGATTGCGTAGCTCACGGCTGATGGTTTTGCTGTGTTTACGCCACTGCTCATCATTCTTGCGCACAATGTCGGCGGTAAAGTTTTCCGCGACCTTTGTCGCCCAGGGGGTGATGATTTCACTGTAGCGTTCCAGCGCCTCAATAATTTCCGTGATACTGTCATTTGAACCATCGTAGCGACCATTTACGATGTCTCCGACCGCCCGCGCTATCCTGCGTAGGCTGGTTCGATAGCGGATTTCCGCCTGACGGTTCCTGCGGTTCGTCATCAGGTTCGCCGATGCCGGGCGGCGCTTCGTCTTCGGCATTCTCTATGTCCTCGTCGGTAATGGATGCCCCGATGCCGGTTACGTCAGAATTTTCGCGCAAATCGGTCATAGCGGCTTTCAGTGTCATCAGGCCATCCCCCAGTGCCGTACTGATTGCGTTGGTGGTGTTTAACGCCACCGTTGAGCGATCGACATCAGACATTTGCCAGAGCGGGTTAAACTCAAACGTGAAATCGTCCGGCAGCGGTTTGCCAAGTTCCGAACGATGCATGATATCCAGTATCCGCCGCACCGGAAGACGTAAACGTCTCTCCTGCAGCGAGCTTACCCGGTCGTAATAGTTGGCAAGGTCTGCATCACCGGTAGAAAATCCTTTCGGGGACTGTCCAAACAGCCGCACCAGTGGAATACCAACAGCGCCACTAATCTGTTCTGCAAACTGCGAAAGGATGTCATCCAGACCACTGAAACTGTACTGATGGGTTTCAAACTTATCCCGCGAGTCCATGAGCGTCATGCCTTCATTGCTCTGGAACTGTCGAATCAGGTCAATATTCTTCAGCAACGCTTCATACGCAGGACCACCAAGTGCGATAAGCTCGCGTAGCTTCTCCACGCTGTAGGTACGCAAATGCGCCTTGTAGACCAGCTGCGCCGCACCGACAGTAGCGCTGTCGAACGCGGTAAGACGATCCCAGATACGCTCTACAACCGACATTCCCCATTCGTTCTCGGTCATCTTCTGCTGAAATGGCAGCGTGACGCCATCAAAGCGAATCAGGCGACTGTGATGAATGCGCCAGGCAGGAATTCCCGTTGCTGTGGTCACCACATCATAAAACTCAGGTTTACCCAGGTCCGGCCCCATATCTTTAATGCGGCGGGTCAGTACCGGGTCAATCATCCAGCGGTCGAGCGGGAGAATCCCCTTAAACTTGCCCTTACCGATGGTTTCGGGTCGCAGCGGGGTCATTGGTGCCTGCCCCTCAATCATGATGAAACCCACCGCGCCGCCGTAGAGGCGCGACCATTTCAGCACGTCATTCAGCGCATCCCAGATTTGCAACTCATCCAGTTGTGATTCGAGAATGCCACGATCTTTTGCATCAATTTCCGAAGTGATGCGAATGCCTTTGCGGGTCATATCATCCGGGATAGCATCGACTGCTTCGCCGATGATCCAGGATGAACGATAGGACCATTCCACCAGCATGCGGTTACGACTGGTGAAATTAGCCCGGTAGGTGGATGCTGAGTGCTGGTTAGGTGTCTGCATCCCTACGCGGGCGATAAAATTCTCATAACCATCAGCTGTGGCCTGCGCAGTTCTCCGCTGGGCTTGTTTGTTTCGTGCCATCAGGCCTGTCTCCCTAGCAGCTCCCAGATGTTCAGGGCTGAATTCATTGGGGCATAGTTGATCATCACCGAGTCGGCAAGGTTTGGCGATCGGGTTCCATCAGGCTGTTTATCAATAACGATTTTTCCCACTCCATTAATGGAATAGGTCGGCTGCGAAAGCTCGATGATGAGTTTATCTTTGAGTGCCATGCTACTGCTGATTGAGATGATTTCGTCCGGGTTGTAAGCCATACCTTCAACCACGGCGCGCCAGGTATTCTGAAAAAGTTTACGTAACCGCCACCAGCTCTGGGCTTTGGCGTTAGCGAAGAAGTCCTTGTTCAGACGTGCGGCTTGCCCGTTGTCCCCGCGAACTGCTTCATCATCCGGATCAAATACCGCGCCACTACCTCGAAACGGTGTGGCGAGTATTGACGGTCGGCGCACAGCGTTACGCAGTTCGTTGATAGCTCGTGCATCGCCGCGAACGCCAGCGCCCAGCCCGTCCTCGTCAAAGCGAAACTCTTCGAGGTTGTCCTGTTCGCAAAAACCGAAGACCTTCTCGACGGACTGATAAATGTCGCTGCCCACACCAGACCATTCCCGCACATTTTCCAGGAGGAAGCCATGACGGGTGGAAAAGGCATTTTTGTCCCTGCCTTCATCAGCGACATCCATCGCGCCAAGTCGTTTGCCTGTTGGCTGGATACCCAGTTTGATATGCGCATCAACGGCAGCCTGTACCCATTCGGATGGAATCAGGACGCCTTCCGCTGATGCGCTGTAGTTCAGATCAAGTTCCTGTGCCACCACCACCGGATTATCGATTTTCTCGCATTCCCTGCGATACCACTCTTCATCCTTGCGAGGATCATCCCGCCAGTGGAATGTGAATACCGGTATCTTCCCGCCATGACGCTTCTGAGCGAACGGGTTCGCCATGCCGTTAACTGAACTCAGGTCAATACGGCAACGCGTCGTTTGTGACAACGCCGCATCAATCAGCAGAGGACGCTGAAGGAATGCAGCCTCATCAACCAGATAAAGCGTGGTACGGTCACCACGACCAATATTATCGCCAGCCTCGCCTTTGATAACGGCACCAGTTTCAGGAAACTCAACACGCATATATGGCGCGTGCTTCTTCTCGCTCCACGAACCGCGAAACTCTACAGGTAGTGTTTCCACGAACTTGCGCGCCTTCCAGAACAATGCTTTCGGGTCACCGGTGCTGTCGACGTATTCCTCTTTACGGGAGCCGAAACCGATAACCATTTCTTTGTTGAAGAGACAAAGCGAGCAGGCCAGTCCGATCGCGGTCCAACTGAGCCCCATTTCACGGGATTTTTCGGTAATACCATTCTCCCGATTGCCCCAGCGTTCCATAATCCAGTGGATCCACTCCTCCTGCTTAGGGAAGAGTAAAAACGGAATGGTCACCGGCAGGCCATAATCAATATTACGCGGGTCCGTTGTCATGCCCCAGTCGATGATGAACTGAGCCGGATTGGTTCGGTAAAACTGCTTCAATACGGGCAATATTTCAGGATTCTGGCGAATGCGCTGTAGGCGTTCCATCCGCCATTCAAAAACCATCTGGTAATCAGGATGTTTAAAATCGAAGGGGAATGGTAACGGCATACTTAGCCCATCATTTTTCTATACGCCTCTGCAGCCTGCTCCGGCGTTAAGTTGGTAATTTCTGTTCTGACGGGTCCTCCATCAGCGCCAGTCACTTCATTTTTGACGTTGTCTTTAAACGCCTGAACAGAAACATGACGCCCAAGCAACTCAAGGTTTTTAACCTTATCAGGCCACTTAATCTTTTTAAGGATCCCGACCATTTCTCTGTCATCTCCTCGCCCCTCAAACATTTCAGCGAGGTTAAATCCACTCAGGTACCGACGCCACGATTCCGGCCACGCAGACAGAGGCTTAATACTTAAATCGTCCTCCAGGATGTCAGCCACATCGAGCCTGTCGATCTCAACCAGTCGCATCAGCACATAATTCGCATCAATGCCCAGTTGATCAATACGCTCCTGCTTTAGCTCGTTAATACGGGCGCGTATCTCAGGTTTACCGTATAGTTCAGCCCCCGTAACATGTGCTCGCCTGGAGACGTAGCCTGCGCGAATAGCTGCTTGTGTAGCATTCAGATCGACAAGAAACTCGCGACAAAACACCTCGTGTTTTGCTTTCAGCTTCTTAGTCATTTTATTTTCCAGTTATCAGGTCATTATCGAAGCCCCTCCTGGAAGAGCTTCTGTAATGCTATTACCGGGACTGTTCTATTTGTCGGACACCAGCCAACTGGTTATTCGCCTTCTCGATGGCTGCCAACAGTGGGTTAATCCACAGAACAGCCTGGCAATATGTCAACGTTCTGGTGGTAGTGGCACGATCACTGGCTGAGTCAATGTCCCCGGAATCGGCGTGCAATGCGCTGGCGCGTAAACGGTTCGCGTAGTTGAGCAACCCGACAGCAATATCAGCAGGAACAGGGAAATCACAGTTCTTTTCACGGAGCAGAACCTCACGGTATTTGATGACTGTCTTCTCGTGACCGATGTCGACCAGAGAATTTAATCGGCTTGCGTTTTCTGCTATCTGGTTAAAACGATTGAAGTTTAATGCCTGATTAGCTATCACTTTCCCTTGATATTCAGCTTCACCTTCCGCTTTATCAGCCCGCAACTTTTCTGCCCGATACTTGCTGTGGTAATGGTTTGCAGACCAGACGAGCGCCCCAAAGGCAGAGAAGAAAAGTGCCGCGATGACAATCTTATAAGTCAGCTTCATTTACCACCCCACCAGCATCTTTAAACCTGGAAATCAGGTCACCGATTTTATGTTCATACTGACCGTAACCTGCACCAGGTAACGACGCCCAGATATTGCTGCAACGGTCGATTGCCTGACGAATATCTCCACGGTCAATCATCGGTAAAGCGCCACGCTCTTTAATCTGCTGCAGCGCCACAGCATCCTGACTTTCTGGCGAAAAATCTTTCAGGCCAAGCTGCTTGCGGTAGGCATCCCACCAGCGTGAAAGAAGCTGATACCGGCCTGCAGCTGTTGATTTAAGCTTCGGGTTGAGCGTGACAAGTTTGCGAGGGTGATCGGAGTAATCAGTGAACAACTCACCTCCGACGATAACGTCATAACCGTGATTACGTGTCGGTTGTCGCCCGTTATCCGTTCCTTCTGACCATGCCACCATATCCAGGAAAGCTTTACGTTGGGAATTTAGTGTCTGCATGAATTACTCCTTAGAGCCACCAAACTTGTTACCGATTACTCGCATTGCAGCCCCACGAATAGCATCGACACCGATCAGCCCAACGCCGCCACCAATGGCAACAGAAAGCGATTTAGGCCATCCAACATACTCAAGAGCGGATGCAAAGGTCAGCGTCAGAGCACCACAGAGCAAAATCTCAAGCGTTTTTCGTTTCCAGCCACCGCCACCGCCAAAATAGGCAATGCGCAAACCAGCCATAACAATTGACATAACCACTGCGCCCAACGGCGTATCTCCACGCCACCAACTTTGTAAGAGTTCCAGTAAGTCAGGCCAGGAATGAGGAGCATTGTGCATTTTCATACTTCCCACCTCCGCCATTACGGGGTGTTGTTGAAAGGCGGGCCCTGCGTATACGCCCGTAGGATTGGGTTATGAGCCGTCCTTCGGTGGGCCCTGAATACAAAAAAAGTTCGCCATAGCGAACCTTGTTAAATTTGTTAAAAAAGGAGGTTATTTAACATAATGTGCGTTATAGGAACCACACGATCCCCGCTCGCAATAGATTTGCGATGAAAGGCCTATTTAATCAACTTAAGTGGTCCAGAATGACGAAATTCGAGTGAATAAAAGGTACATAAAAAAGGGCAAAAACTGCATAGCGTTTTTTCGCAGCGAAAGCCCTGTTTTATTAACTTTTCCCCAGAATGGGGCAATAAAAAAGGCCCCCTTGCGGAAGCCTCTTCGTGATGAACTGTTTTCAACAGATATCAGGCTAATCGGCTTTTTGGAATTCCACAACTATTTTTTATCTTACCTTGATGCCTGATGCCGTCAGATGTTTACGACAGTCCTGAATACCTTCGTTATAACCCGCATCGTAGAAGCTATCCGGCTTTGCCTTCAGCGCAGGAAGCGTAACGCTGGTAGCTCTTCGTTCGGCCAGAACACCTGCCTGAAAGAGTGTCCACATCAACTGAACTGCTGAATCACAGTAAGTAACATCTTCACTGTACAATTCTCGTTCAATCCTGATGCCAAGTTGAGCCTTCATTGATGCGCCAATATTACCTTTGACCTGCAACGACAGGTCTGGGTACCTCTGTTCCATGAAGCTTTCAAATCTGTTGCGAACGCTGATCAGAGCCATCTGGTTCCCTTACGTGATTGATTGCTGGATATTATGCCGCCGAGCAGCTCCTACGCAAAGTCCTGATAGCCTGAGGCTTTGACTGAACCGACTGATCCATTTCGAGCACCACATCCAGCATGGCTAAGCAACCGTCAATAAATCCCTCTGCCGCCTGAAGCCTCTTCAGAACGTGGGTGTGAGATACGCCGAGCTTCTCACCCATCGCCCGCACGGGCATGGCCTGGACGTAATGCCACTCAAGGAGCGTGCACAGATACGGATCTTTTTTCTTCAGGCAGCTCATAGCGGAGTTGATGATAAGACCGTCATTGTCACTGCATTTCAGCCTTCCAGACTGCGTCGCGGGTAGCAGATTCTTAAACCCGGCTGCAACAGGAGGAAAGTAGACGCTACCACCTTCACTCGCTGCCCAGCCACCCCAGCGCTCTAAAACCTGTTGAATATTACGCATAGCTCTGACCTCTACGTTTTGCTACTTACCGTTCATCTTTCATTTTGAGGTTAGAAAGATGTTTAAGCCGCTGGCAATACGCTTTCCAGTAAGCCTCAGAGTGCATCGGGTGCTCGATATCGCTATACAGCCATACACAGTCGTCGCGCTGAGTTACCGGCGGTGGCGCCAACACATCTCGAGTGGCCTGCGTTAGTGCTCTTTTGAAGAAAAAAGCCTCCCCTAAGGGCTGGTAGTCTCTGTTGAATGCTTCCCAAGCCCCCTCAGCTGTTTTGCGGATACCGTAAGGCATACATTGGCGGAATATCTTTGACATCGTCGTATCCTCATTTAGTTATTTGCTAATTTTTTCAAGTTAATTTCCGGGTGACGGCTAGGTGACGCGTAATTACATATCCGTCACCTGCTGCAAAGCGCGCCATATAAGGCCTGAAGATGTTTTAGGTGACAGGTGACGGTTGATTTTAGTTCTCTCTATATATAAGCGATCGTATAATACCTAAAATACACACTCTCGCGTATATAGTTTTAAATTCTGCCGTCACCTGTCACCTTTAGCACATTTCCCATTGATTTATATATACTTTTCAAGGTGACGCTTAACCGTTTTTCCGTCACCTAGCCGTCACCTTTTTACAATCCAGATTGCAAAATTTCGCAAGATTTATATATTTCGCGCAATTCTTCGTTGCTGAAATCGTTATTTTTTACAAGAATCCAAATCCTATATACAAACCCGTCAATTTTTACGCGTACGGGTTCCCGCTTTGTTCTTTCTTTCAAAATGCGAGTAATATGCTTCTGGTTAATTTCTACATCCATTCCTGCTTCTGCCAGTATTGCCTTAACAATTTGTTGATAAGTCATTGCTGGCACAGGCGGATTATCCAGGATTTCAATAAGAGCAGCCTCCACATCGCTCTTATTGCTTTCAATCATCAGAAGGCGTTCTTTCGTCTCGGGTGCGCGCTGCCAGTTAAAGCGAGACAGGTCAACGCCCATCAGATACCAGTACACCTGGGCTATAAAGTCGCTGTCGCTTAGCGCGCCATACAGGCTGGCGTAATGCTCTTCAGTTGCGGCGAAGTCAGGGCCCCCCAGCACAGCGATACGTCGGTCTTCCTCTGGCAGCGCCAGCGCATCAAAGTGATTGGTGTAGAACAGAAAGCCAGTGTATATATCCATCGTTTTTTTACTGCCATATTTGCGGTTCACTTCAAACCGTGGTTCTGTCAGCACATCGCGGATCTTATCGTTCACCTCATACCGCTTATCGTTTTCGCGCACCTCGTCAATGGTGCATAGAAGAGTATTGTACAGATAGTCATGGAACTGGTTATCGCACAGGATCTTCATGCGAGTACGAGCACAGTTCCACGGACCAAGCACGCGCTCCATTAACTGGCTGACCCATCCTCTGCCCGTACCATGTGCGGTAGCCACATGCAGAATAGAAATCGGGCATCGACGCTCCGGACGCTGAACCATCCACCCCAGACGGGCGATGAAAAACTCGCGCTGCCAGGCATCAGGTACCAGATACGCCATATGATTAAGGAACGTGGACACCTTACTTGTATCCGCTGTACGTGGATGCTCAGGCATATAAAATTCGTTTATCTCAAACCGCCCGTCGAAACGCTCGATAATACGTCCCGCACCGGGCTTATAGCCTGTCGTCTCAGCAATCTTCTTATGCCGATGCTCTATCCACCGTTTGGTTGCGGGAGTTGGTTGCCCTTTCCCTTCTGGCGGGAACTGGTAAGGCGCCATCAGGTTTTTGAACGACTTCATATCCATCATGCACTGATATGGCGGTCGGCTAAGATCACATACTTGGTCACCCTCGATAACGTAGATAAAGCGTTCCAGAAAATGAGCTGTCATATCTGTATTAATATCGGTAAATTCAGGCTTATCGCCATCTTCAACCACCGTGAGATCTTCGAACAGGGATTGCGTATAGCCGTAGCCTTCCAGCCAGTCGGCATCAGTAAGCCCCGCATCGGTGTTGTGCATGCTTTTAAAATGTCCCTGTTCAAATCCCCCCGTCCCTTTTGGGAAATACTTAATGGATGTTTCGCTGCAACCGTTGCTGTATTCTGACTCATCCCGAAACGGTTTCAGATTGCGGGAACCATCAGAGCTGACTGACAGAGTCCACCCGTTCGCGTCAAGCCAGTCGGCGACATCATCTGTCGCGGAAGGATCAACACAGGAAAGGTCACGCTGACGTCCTGCACCTGCGGTATAGCTGTCTTTCACGGGTAAGTTATCCGCCAGACGCTGCCACAGGCTTTCGAGCTGTTCAGATGTAATTTTCAGAGGTTCGCCGGGCAAACCGCAGTCCCACTGAATACGTTCGCCTGCCGGATGGGTACCACAAGCCACAAACTGCTGGCCCTTAGCGAGCAGCTCTATTTGTTTGTTTTCGCCTTCCAGGCGGTGACCACGTTTACGGTAGTCGCCATCAACAGCAATCAGGTACAGGCATTTATGACTGTCAGCCCGCCAGCGACGTGGCGGAAGTTCCCCCAGGCATGACAGGATAATATTGCGTACGCTCTCCTGCATCCCGGCGTCATTGATATCGCAGTCCAGAGCCACCACCCCGTCGCCAGTACGAACGCAAATACCGTAATCGGGTTCGTTCGACCACCGGGCAAAATCGTTTTCCGTAACAACATAGTTAGCCCAGTCGGGGATACCAACAACCTTACGTTGGCCATTGTAGCGACTGGGAGTTTTGCCGAAATTATGAGACAGCTTGCTATTAGGCGACAGTTCTGCACAGGGATTGGACACCACAGGTAAAAGCCTGTCTGTCATCCCCAACACCAGATCGAAGTGGAACCACTCATCAGGTGTAGCTCCCCATGGTTTGTTATCAGACATGGGTTACGCCTTTTGTCTAGCTGTCACTTCCTGAAAAAGCTTTTCTATCGCACGTACTGTAGAAAAGCGAGGGTCAGAATGAACCCCGGTGAGAAGCCGACTAATAGAAGACTGCTTCACGCCTGCAATTTCGGCAATTTGGTTTTGGGTATACCCTGAATCAATCAAGCTTTTGACCATCTCTTGTGGTGTTAGTCCGGACATATTTAAGTCTCCACTTTCGTCTATAGTGCAAATTTATACGAAAACGGATTATTCAGCAATACAGCAATTCTATGTCATCCTGGATTAAAATATCCGATAACGCATAATCACCGTCCCTGTATACAACATGGATGAATCCAAATGATTGATACTACCGATATCCTTTCTCAAAACATCAAGTACCTGATGGACAAAGCCAAGATAAGCTCGATAACTGAGCTGGCACGTCGGTTACAGCTGAACCAACCAACGCTACACAGGCTGGTATCAGGAGAGGTGAAAGATCCGAAATACGCAACGTTAAAGCAGATCGCCGACTACTTCCACGTGTCACCAATAGACCTGGCAGAAAGGAGCCTTCAAGAAATGGAGAAAGAGGACGCGACAGGTATAAAAACGTATATTTCTCTTAGGTTTAATAAAGTACCTGTTTTGGGAAACACTCAGCTAGGCGTTGGAGGACTTTGGAGCGACACCCAATATTCAGTAGGTAGCAGTGATGGTTTCATATACTGGCCGACAAAGGATGAAGATGCATACGCCCTGAAATGTGTTGGTGATTCAATGATGCCTAGAATCAAAGAGGGTGAGTTCGTAATCGTCGAACCCAACCACGACTACACTCCTGGTGATGAAGTACTTGTGGTTACCCGGGACGGTGAGGTCATGGTTAAAACCTTCTTGTTCGAACGCGATGGCCTGTTCCATCTAATGTCTGTAAATGAAGATCATCCACCAGTCAGGGTACCACGCGAAAACATTGAAAAAATCCATTACGTGGCGGGGATCGCCAAATCCGCGCTACGCATGTACTAACCTTTACAGTCTGATAACTTACTTCTGATCAAACCGCTCTCCACATGGGCGGTTTTCTTATTTGCAAAATAATTCATTTTCGTATTGACACAAAATCCCATAACGCATATAAATACGATATCGCATAATTAATGCATTTTTTAATACCAGCTCTTTAACAAACTAAACCGCGTGACAGGTAAGCCGCAGTACTCCTGGCAAAATGAAATGGCACCCGATGGGATCGAGGTAAGCGCCGAGTCCGTATGCGTACGGTAAGCGTAGAGGACAACACCGCGACGAGCTGATAAGTCACGCAAATTGAAACGCCCCGATGATGGGGCGTGCAGTGAATTAATCAAAGGCTTCTGGCCTTTTACTAATCCACTGGCGAAGCACTGTCTAATTAATACAAGTCGAAGCCGCCGAACCACCAAAGTGAACTGAATGAGGAATCACAAGATGCCTAAATATAAACTGGTTAATGACCTGGCTATCGGCGACAAAATTGAATTCAGTGGAAAACGGATAATGGAGGTGACCCAAAAAGCTGACCGCGACCAGCATAACGTTAGCCTGACTCTAGTTAACAAACATACAGGTTCTGCGACCAATACTTGTTTTAACCGAATGGATACCGTCGTCCTTCCCCCATAACAATCCTCTGAATCCTCCATGTAATTGCTGTGTGTAGTCTTTGCCCGCCGCAAGTGACGGGCTTTTTTATGTCTGAAAGCGCACTCGCAACAGCGCGCTCACCGATATGAAAAAAGGAATACAACCGATGAAACCTGAATACCTCCATCGACTGACGGGGCGCGATGTTCTCCGTTATCGCCGTAAAAACTTCGATTTGATGACCGGTCTGGCCGTTGCCACTGCGCTCGGTCTGATCATCACTTTCATTCTCCTTGTAGCGAGGACCACAGTATGAGTTTAGAAACCAGTCTCGAACTTAATAATCAACTTCTGGCACAACATAATGCGCTGCTTGAACGTCTTATCCGCACAATGGCATCAGGCATTGTTATGCATCCTGACACGATTTCACGAGTGCAGGAATGTCGGGATACAGCAACTGAAACTGAAAATATGTCAGCGGCAATGACACTGGATGATCTGGAGTTCAGCGACGTTATCGCACTGGCTGGTTTCTACCCGGTAGCCACCCCTATCACAGAAGACATGCTGCAACGTGCTGTTGCCTACCGTGATGCTGAAGGCGATAAACGAGTAGTTCAGATTGATGCTCTCGACAGCGCATTGCAGGGCGTCAAACGAGCCAGGGCGCTGCTTAAACCTGCTCTCCTGGACCTGTCCCGTAACATCCTTAAGTTCTGGGACGACCTGCCAACCATCGGCGAGCGACGTGCTTTTGCCGAGCAGCTACTTGATGCACCTGCGGATGGGCGTGATGAAGTTAAGCCGAAAAAGGCCAGTAACAAGGATGGAGAACGCACGGGGCCGTTTTACGTCAAAAATGTATCCGGCACAGCAGCCAGTGAACTCCACACCTTACGCAAGTTGAACGAGATGCTGAAAAAAGGCCATATCGAGATCAACCGTGTTGAGTACCTTCAGCTGCAGGAAGAATTTGCACGCAGAGACGCAGCAAATTCCAGCCAGAATAATGACGCCAAAGATGACCATACAATTGATTTCGCGGCACTACGCAAACAAGCTGAAGGGTTGATCCTCCAGTTAGCAAAAGGGGGCTACCGGGCAGAAGCTATTGCAATTCTGGAAAAACAGGGAGCCAGGAAACTTGGTGAAGTAACGGATGAAAATCTCGCTGAAGTAATCACCCTGGCTGAAAAAGCACTGGAGGGTTAATCATGCCAGACGTTCACGCACAACTTTCTCCATCATCAGCGCATCGATGGATGCGCTGCCCAGGAAGTCTGGCGCTGGAGGCCACACAACCAGATAAAGAAACAACTTTTGCAATCGAGGGCACTGCAGCGCACGCGCTTGCTGAAAAAGTTCTACGAAACAGGCAAAGCCACCCGGAACACTACGCCGGATGCAATGTTTCTATGTTTCTCGGCTCATACCCCCTTCGCGAAAATCCTGATGATACATCTGGCCCACAGGTGGATGATGAAATGGTCGAAGCCGTTGGCCGGTATGTTGATACGGTCTGGACTCTTGCACAGAATAATGAACTATTGGTTGAACAACGTGTTGATTTCTCACATATAACGGGTGTGGAAGAATCTTTCGGAACTGCCGACGGCATAATCATCGCTGGTAACGAATTACAAATCCACGACCTGAAATATGGCAAAGGCGTCCGCATTGATGCAGAACAAAATGAGCAACTACAACTGTATGCTCTGGGTGCGCTCGAACAATTCAGCATGCTGTATGACTTTGAGACTGTAAGATTATTTATTCACCAGCCAAGGCTCAACCACGTTTCAGAATGGTCGTTAACCGTACAGGAACTTCAGTCTTTCGGTGAACGGGCACAGAAGGCCGCAACCAGTGCGATCCTTGTTCTCAATATTGCTGAATGCGAAGGCATTGAGACACTACCTCTGGAAAACTTCATACCTGGAGAAAAACAGTGCCGCTTCTGTAAAGCAAAAGCTATTTGCACTGCCCAGAAAATGCAGCATTTACAAACAGCGGCCAGCGATTTTGAAGATCTGACAAAGCCTGTCAGCGAAATAATCACCAATGCCAGCGCACGTGTACCTCTGTTAACCATTGAGCAGCTTGCAGAGATCTATAGCCAGGCCGACTTTATTGAATCCTGGCTAAAGGCAGTACGGGACCGGGTTCACAATGAACTCAATGCCGGACATCCGGTACCGGGGTTTAAACTGGTAACAGGAAAACAAGGTAACCGGGCCTGGAGTGACGAAGAGGCAGCTCGCGCACTTCTGAAGGACCAGTTCAGGTACAAAACTGAAGAAGTATTCGACTTTAAACTTATTAGTCCCACAAAAGCCGAAAAACTTATCAAAAAGGCCAGTCCGCGCCGTTGGTCAAAAGTCGAGGCACTGATAACACGAGCTGATGGTAAACCCACCGTCGTTCCCGAGTCAGACCCACGCCCCGCACTCAATATCAACCCTGTAAATGATTTCGACGACGTATCCGACGATACGCTAACCGCAGACCTCATCTGATTTAAGGAAATCCCCATGAAACTGAAGCTGAACAATGTTCGTCTGGCCTTCCCGTCTCTGTTTGAAGCTAAAACTGTAAACGGCGAAGGCGATCCGCGTTTCTCCGCAGTATTTTTAATGTCTCCCAAGCACCCACAACTGGAAGAAATCCGTAAAGCTATGAAGCAGGTAGCGAAGGAAAAATGGGGGGAGAAGTGGGAGTCCATTTATAACCAGCTGGAGAAAAAACTCAATCTGTGCCTGCATGATGGTGATGAAAAAGCAGAGTATGAAGGCTTTCCCGGCAATTTCTTCCTGAACGCTGCTAACAAAGCGCGCCCAGCTGTTCTTGATCGCGATCGTTCGCCACTAATTCAGGCTGATGGACGTCCCTATGCAGGGTGCTATGTAAACGCCGTTATCGATATCTGGGCACAGGACAATAATTTCGGTAAACGCATTAATGCCTCACTCGGCGGAGTCCAGTTCCTGCGAGACGGCGATGCATTTGCTGGCGGCGGAGTGGCAAGCGCTGACGATTTCGACGATATCAGCGAAGGTGCTGATGCTGAAGCACTAATTTAAAAATATTCATCCCCCAGCTACGTGCTGGGGTATCTCATGAGGGAAAGAATAATGTCACAGCCCGTATTAACTAATCACCTTAAAACTCAAATCATCAATAACGCACTTGAGAAAGCGGGTATCCCAAAACGTAAATCAGCACTACGAGCTGCTCGTGTTGAATGGGCCGAACGTGTTCGGCTTGCAGCTATCGGGGGCGTAGAGAAAGAAGCTGAAATATTAAAAAATATAAAAAAGATTGAATCCATGGTCACAAAAATCCCTGATTCATTAAAAACCAATAGTTCTTTAATTCGAAAAAATTGCTGCATATATCTCAATCTGGCTGGAGCCAGAGCAAACATTTATTTCAATGGCAACTACAGAGGTTATGAATCAGGAGCCCCCGAGCATATTAATAAAATAGCACCTGCAGAATTTACTCTACTTGGCGAAGATCCTCTGGTAACGGAGTTTTATAGCTTTGATGCTCTCTACACACAAATTAAAAGTGATGAAACCGAAATCATACAGAACGTCAGCGCGGCTCTAAATAAAGTTCGGACAGTAAAACGATTACTGGATGTATGGCCCGAAGCTAAAGAACTGCTTCCAACAGACGCACCGCCAGTCCCTTTAGCACCAGCAGTACATCGAGAGACATTAAATGAAATGATAGGCCTTCCTACCAATACAGTGTCTGATACTCAATAACAAGGGGGATGCTTATTATATGATTTTGAACGTTTTACAATCTCGTTAAGAGGCGTGAAATCAAAATCTCTGAATAACACATCAGGATACTTCACTCTTGCTTTATCCAGCAGGCCAGTTAAAGTATTTTTTGTGTTACCCAACATTGTATTAACCGCCACTACATGTCTAATTTCTGGAGGTTTATCTATACCACCAGAAATTGCTTCATTAAGAACCGACGCCAGTGGGGTTTGTCCCTTACTTGTTGAATCCCACAGCGTCATTAACAGACGAGCTGCGTCTATAAATAGCTTTTTGTCAGCATTTGGCTTGACAGTAATACCAGAACTACCTGAGCCAGAACCGGAACGTTCTATTGCTGCACTGGTATCCGATTTCATAGGATTAAATAACGGCAGCTCTGTACAACCGATACGCCGAATGAAATCCTTTGCAACATCTCTACCACAGAAAAAAGCCCCTGTACAATTTTCATCAGAGCGTTTTTTAAATGAAAAACAATAGTACTGATCGGTTAACGGATAACCGGAATAACTGGTTTTAGTTTGTCCAGTAATAAGTTTCAGGTGTGCAACAGGCTGAATAATAAAATCCCGAACTATCGCATCTTTTATGTCGTTACCACGGTGACAATAATATTCAGGTAATCCATTAGGCTGTCTCTTATTACCCACAGTCATTAGTTGTCTCCTTTAATTCATGATATCTAGCATTTAACCATATACCATATGAGGATATTTTATGTCCAATATACTATGGGGCGACCTGGAAACCTATTGTGACATTCCGATCAACAACGGTACCCATGCGTATGCCGAAGGCGTTGAAGTGATGCTTTTCGCATGGGCTATCAACGACGGGCCAGTAAACGTGTGGGATATCACTGCCGGTGGTGGTATTCCACACGGCTTATACGAAGCAATCGCAGCCCCTGAAACCCTGCTTTATTTCCATAACTCTCACTTCGACCGCACCGTTCTGCGTTATGCAATGCCGCGACTGGCACCGCCAGTCGAACGTTGGCGCGACACGATGGTTCAGGCGCTGGCGCACGGTCTCCCGGGGTCTCTGGGGGAACTCTGCGAAGTACTAGGCGTCCCGCAAGACAAAGCGAAGGACAAAGAAGGTAAAGCGCTGATCCAGCTGTTCTGTAAGCCACGCCCGAAAAACAGCAAACTGCGTCGGGCCACCAGTAAAACCCACCCGGAAGAATGGCGGCGCTTTGTTGCTTACGCCGGACTGGATATCGAGGCAATGCGCGAAGTCTATAAACGTCTGCCGAAGTGGAATTATCAGGGGACAGAGCTGGCGCTCTGGCATCGTGATCAGCAGATCAACGACCGGGGCGTCTGCATGGACATGCAACTCGCGCGCGCTGCGATCGAAGCGGTAGACCAAGAGCAAAAGCGCCTGGCAAAGCGTACACAGGAAATGACTGATGGCGAAGTGCAGGCAGCCACACAACGGGACGCGTTGATTAAGCACATCGTTGAATCCTACGGTGTGGAGCTACCAGACATGCAACGCAGTACCCTGGAACGTCGTATAGCCGACCCCGATTTAACATCTGCCGTGAAAGAACTGCTGGCTATCCGCCTGCAGGCCAGTACTACCAGCACCAGTAAATACAAGGCACTGATGAAAGGCGTAAGCCACGACGGGCGCTTACGCGGTACGCTACAGTTCTGCGGAGCGTCACGTACCGGTCGTTGGGCCGGACGGCTATTCCAGCCCCAGAACCTTCCCCGTCCTTCACTAAAACAGGAACAAATAGACGAAGGCATCGAAGCACTGAAAGCCGGATGTGCAGACCTGCTGTTTGACAATATCATGGAACTAACCAGTTCAGCGTTACGTGGCTGCATTATCGCGCCAACAGGCAAAAAACTGGTGGTAAGTGACTTGTCAAACATTGAAGGCCGTATGCTGGCATGGCTGGCGGGAGAAGAATGGAAACTGAATGCATTCAGAGAGTACGACGCCGGAACGGGTCCGGACTTATATAAACTGGCGTATGCAAAAGCTTTCGATATTACACCAGATGATGTTGATAAACACATGCGTCAGATCGGTAAAGTCATGGAACTCGGTCTGGGTTATGGTGGTGGTGTGTCGGCCTTCATCACTTTTGCACTGGTTTACGGTCTCGATCTCGACGAGCTGGCGAACGCCGCACTACCAAACATTCCCCGCGATGTTATCCGCGAGGCGAAAAGCTGGTACGACGAATCGGTTAAACGCAAGTCAACCTACGGGCTTTCTGAACGGGTATTTATCGCCTGCGACTCACTTAAACGTCTCTGGCGCCGGGCGCATCCCGCGACCTGTGATTTCTGGTACGAACTGGAGCGCACCGTCCGCACTGCAATCGCCACACCGCAAAAAACATTGTATTTCGGTTATCTTAAAATCCGCCGCGATGGCGCGTGGCTGCGCATACAGCTACCATCCGGACGCGCTGTATGCTACCCGTCTCCGGTTATCGAAAAAGGGAATATCACCTACATGGGGGTTAACTCTTATTCGCGTAAATGGCAACGACTCAAAACCTACGGCGGAAAGCTGGTGGAGAACGTCACCCAGGCGGCCGCCCGCGACGTTCTGGCCGGAAACATGCCGCTTATCGAAGATGCCGGTTACAGCATTGTGCTGACAGTACACGACGAGGTGATCACCGAAGCACCTGACACAGAAGATTTCAACGATAAAGCGCTTTCCGCGCTTCTCTCCACTAACCCCGAATGGGCGCCCGATATCCCACTGAACGCTGGCGGTTTTGAGGCGTACCGCTACCGTAAGGATTAACTCCTATGTCATTTAAATACCGGGACAATCCACTTTATTACAGGGCTGCAAGGGAGGCTTTGCGACTTGAACAATCCGGCGAATATGACCGGGCAGCGGAGGGCTGGGCAAAAGCCAACCGTGAATCACATCACGAACTGAATCAGGAATGGAGTGAACGCAGATCTGATTTTTGCCTGATGCAGAATATGCGTGAAAAGCGTAAGGCGGTCGAAGAATGATCGTTTACGTTGCCGGGCCGATGAGCAGTTACGAGCAATTTAACCGCCCGGCCTTTCATTCCGCAGCAAAGAGGCTAACGGACAAGGGATATGTTGTGCTTAACCCCGCAACTTTACCCGATGGTTTGACACAGGCTCAGTACATGGACATCTGCCTCGCAATGCTTCGCTGTGCAGATACGATTTATATGCTCAAAGAGTGGGAGTACTCTGCCGGCGCACGTGCAGAAAACGCGTTGGCAGAGAAACTGGAATTAAATGTGCTTTTTGAAGAGTGGGATTCAGATGGCCTATGAACGTGAAAGCCTTATCGAAAAGCACCTCGTCGCTGAAGTGAAAAAAGCTGGCGGAGTGGCCTTTAAGTTTGTATCTCCCGGTCACCGCTCGGTACCGGATCGCATTGTCCTGCTACCAGGTGGTCGTATCGTTTTCGTTGAATGTAAATCTCCCGGCAAGCCACCACGGCCTGACCAGTTGCGCGAACATGAACGTCTGCGAAAGCTGGGCTTTACCGTGGTGGTACTAGATAGCAAAGAGCTGGGGGGAATTATTCCCCCCGATACTTAGTTATGGTTTTTTGGGTGGTGGAGCTGGCTGGGAAGTTTGCTTCGAAGGTTGAAAACCATTATTAGCCAAGTCATTTTTAGGTTGATACCCTTTTTCAATAGGGGTATATCCATCTTCCTTATAACTTCTTTTGGTATCTGACATCAGTTACTTTCTCCATTATTGCATGTTGGTAGTTCAAAACGGAAAAACTCTAAATTTTCTATATCGTTACCTAAAATTAATACTCCTAATGTTGAAACTCGAGGGCGTTCAAATCCCCCATCATCGTTTAGAACCCAATGTTCCTCAAGATAAATTTGCTCTGGCTCTGGTGCACTGGAAGCAAATGAGTTAGCCCCAAACTTGCCTGCTATTTTTTTACCATTTTTTAGCGTAATAATCATCCAACAGGGGACTTTTAACCCAAAGAAATAATCCCAAGCTCTTCCGGTAGGATGTGGCATATAATTACATAACCAACGCCAAGTTCGCATCCAAGAGAAAAATATCGTTAACAATATTGGGCTAATGAATAAAATCACCAAGTATAAAGCACAATAAAGAGCAGGATGTTTGAGATATACACCCTCAGATTCTATAAAATATATAGGAGCAAACCATACTGCATAATTTATGCAACTATAAGAAACAATTTCCACAATCGCTTTAGAAGTATCAAAAGCGGTATTAGGATGAATAACACTATAAACTTTCATACTTATAAAACCAGGAATAACGAAAAGCAAAAATATAATAATTTTACTTTTTTCCCAAATATCCATTTTAACCCCTAATCTCAGAATGTGTATAGGTTATCTCTTGTTATGATATCTTTTACCCCCCGGTTATACCAAGAACTAATTATTAATCACCAAACCGACATTCTGCGCGGCAACATCTGGGCAGGGATGGGGATGGGTAAAACCGTAGCGACACTCACCACGCTGGAAGATCTTTTCATGGCTGGAGCAGAAACACGCCCCGCGCTGGTCCTCGCGCCGCTACGCGTTGCAGCAAGCACATGGCCGGATGAAGCGCTGAAATGGGGGCATCTGCGCAATATCGAGGTACAGCCGATTATCGGTAACGCCAAAGCGCGCTCTACGGCGCTGGCGAACAGCAACGCGAGCGTGTTCACCATCAACTACGATAACCTTGTCTGGCTGGTTGAGGAATTGGGAGAACGATGGCCGTTCGGTACTGTCATTCCAGATGAAAGCACCCGGCTAAAATCCTTCCGGCTACGAGGTGGTGGTAAGCGCGCTGCGGCACTAGGCAAAGTGGCGCATAAGTATGTCCGGCGCTGGATAAATCTCACCGGTACGCCAGCACCGAACGGCCTGGTAGATTTGTGGGGACAATCGTGGTTTGTGGACCAGGGGCAACGTCTCGGGCGCACTTACGGCGCGTTTACCTCACGCTGGTTCAACTCGATACAGTTTCCGGGGCAGAGCTGGACCAAACTAGAGCCGTTTGCTCACTCACAGGCTGAAATACAGCGAGCGTTAGCCGATGTGACCCTCTCGCTGGATGCGGCCGACTGGTTCGATATCAAAGCCCCCATCCATAACGTAATCCGCGTGGATATGCCGCCGAAGGCCCGTCAGCAGTATCGTGAAATGGAAAAGGAAATGTTCCTCGAGCTGAATGGCGAAGGCATCGAAGCACCGAACGCCGCGGCAAAGACACTGAAATGTCTGCAAATCGCCAGTGGCGCAGTATACACAGACGACACCGGAAGTTGGTCAGAACTGCATGACACCAAACTGCAGGCGCTGGACAGCATACTGACCGAAGCAGCTGGCGCACCTGTGCTGGTTGCTTATCACTGGAAACACGATCTTGAACGCTTGCTTAAAGCATTCCCTCGCGGTCGTCACCTAGACCAGGATCCACAGACTCTGCGCGACTGGAATTCCGGAAAGATTCCTGTTCTCTTTGCACACCCAGCCAGCGCGGGCCACGGTCTGAACATGCAGGACGGCGGAAACATACTGGTATTTTTCTCACACTGGTGGGACCTGGAGCAGTATCAGCAAATTATTGAACGTATCGGCCCAACCAGACAGATACAGGCCGGACACAATCGTCCGGTATTTATTCACCACATTATTGCTGCCGACACTATGGACGAAATGGTGATGGAGCGGCGCAACTCAAAACGAACAGTGCAGGACATCCTGCTCGATGCCATGAAAAAGAGAGGTATAGCATGAGCGAGAAACCCGACGATTTACTCACCCCGGATGAAGTATGCCAAAAGTTAGGTATTACACAGAAAACGCTATGTGAGTGGAATATTAAGCATCGTCATCGGGCTATCCTAGCACCAATTCGTTTCAGTGCAAAAGTAGTTCGTTATGAGCGCCGAAATGTCGACGCTTTTATTCAAAAATGTCGCAGCCAGTATTAACCTCGCCGCCGTAGCAATGCCACCTGCGCAAGTATGCTCCGCTCGTGAGCCTCGAAAGCTTCGCGCTTCAACGCAATCTCTTCCTGTAAAATCTCATCAGAAAAGTCGTAATGTTCTGCCATCGGGTCATCTGACTTGCTGGAGTGGTGAAGGCAAAGGAGGCTGATTTCCCTTCGGTCTGAGCGGGAATAGCCTCTTTCCTTCATCAAGGCAATAACATTGCTCTTAAGGAATTTACGGCACATCGTATTAAATGCACCGTCTTTCCCTTTAACAGTCCCATCATGTTTTATTCCTTTTACAGCCCCGTCCGGGCTGTATGTTTTCACCAGCTTATCCAGTGATCGTTTTGAAAATGGCTGCATTGGCTCACGTGGCTGCAAAAATACATAATCCCTGTTGCACTCAGGAACTGAATCACGCCAGGCTTTCTGCTCGTCGATAATCCGCCGGATCTCAGGCGTTATCGGCAGGCGGAAAGCCTTTTGTGTTTTCATAGCCCCTCGCATGCCGATAACCCCTTCCGGATAAACAATTTCACCAGCCTCCTCGTAAACGTAGTCCCAGCGCAGGTTATGGACATTAATCGGACGAACACCAGTGATGATCATGAAGCGAACAGCATTCTTCTGGTGTACAGAGGTGCAGGCAGCAACATTGAGCCAGAGTCGGGCGATTGATTCAATATCGGTAAAAAGCCGTGTGGGGGTAGGTTTCTGTACGCGGGAGGAAACATAATCATCTGGCAGACTGGCGGCAACATTGCGGCCGTTGCAAAGAGTAGGTGCGCAGAACTTCCAGAACCGACGGAGCTCGGCAAACAACTCCAAGGCGTTATTGTTCGAGCGAGTGGCGATCCACTCGTCCAGTACTTCCACCAGCCGATTGTATGTTACGTCGCTGAACACCTCGCGCTCGCCGAACGTTGCTTTAATCCGGTCGATACGCACCCCGTAGGTTGTGAAACTGTCCGGGCTCAGCTTCTGCCGGGCGACTTTGGCTTTGAGATCATCCCGATACATTTCCAGCGCTGCATGTACGGACTCTGCCCGCAGGCCACCGTCAGCCATACCTAGCGCTTTTTCGCGCGCCAGCTGGATGGCGAGCTCCGGCCACTCGCCAAGCTTTTTACCTTTGAGGCCCATCTTTTTTGGAAACTCGGCGTAAAATGTAACCTTACCGGCTTTGCTGAAATCGATACGGAGATAGTTCTCTTTTTCGTATTTGGAACGGCGAGCCACACCGGAAGCAGCGAGGATGATTTTGGCGGCAGCAACACAGATTTTAATGTGTGCGCTGGTATAGGGAGGTTTACAGGCGTCCCATTTTTCAGATGCGGCTAAAACATCGTCATTATTGGGGCTATCCGGATTATGTGTTACAGTGCGCGGCATTCTCAATCCTTATCTGCGTAGGCGCAGAAAACAAGCTCACACATACAAGTCTTTTCTACGGGACAAAATGCAATGTGTTGCGGTTTTGTGTTGCTGGACTGAGTTTATCAAGGTTAAATACACTGGATCAACATACAGTAAGTTAATGACAGTAAAGCATACAAACTCGATACAACTTACTGATTTTAAAATGATTTAACGGTAATCCATTGAAATGTCTTTACTAATTACTAAACGCTGTATTAATTGTGATATGTGTGAACCCGAATGCCCGAATGAGGCGATTTCAATGGGAGATCATATCTACGAGATTAACAGCGATAAGTGTACCGAATGCGTAGGGCACTACGAGACACCAACCTGCCAGAAGGTGTGCCCGATCCCCAATACTATTGTGAAAGATCCGGCGCATGTCGAGACAGAAGAACAGTTGTGGGATAAATTTGTGCTGATGCACCACGCGGATAAAATTTAA